AAAGCGCAACATCTGTATCCCAAAAAAAATTGGTCTAGCTTCATGTTTATCAACTGCGGCCACAGCCAAGTCAAGGCTCTTACGCCCGAGGTGGTGAACCGCGAGACAGGGATGTACCTGCACCGCTTTAATTGGCTCACCGATGACGTAATCGGAGAGTTGCCGATCACATGGAACTACCTTGAAGGGTGGTATACCCGCGACCAATGCCCGAACCCAATTGCCGTTCATTTCACCCGTGGCGGCCCGTGGTTTAAGGACTACATGGATGTGGAGTACGGCGAGGAGTGGATGCGTGAAGCGCATATTTCCTAAAGGAACCACACCGGAGCAGTTAGCCGTAGCGGCTACACGCATGGTGCAAGGCTTATCGCCTGACCGTGCGTGGTGCATAGAGGTGCTGGAGTGGAAAAAGCCGCGCACCGATCAGCAAAACCGTTTTTTGTGGGGCGTGTGTTATCCCGCAATCCTTGAAGGCGGCGGTGAGGCGTTGGCAGGCTGGACACGCGATGACTTGCATGAGTATTTCCTCGGTGAGTGCTTTGGTTGGGAGACGCTAGAAGGCTTTGGCCGCAAACGTATGCGCCCGCTCAAACGCTCTAGCAAGCTAACCAAGCAAGAATTTAGCGAGTATCTAATGTTTTTAGAGATTCGCTGCGAATACATGGGAATTCGCATACCAGAGCCGGTGATGCATGAACCTACGGAATGAAGCCAAAGGGCGTGGCTGCACGGTGCGCCTTGAAGGGATATGCAACCACAATTCCGAAACGGTAGTGCTTGCGCACATACGCCTATCAGGGGTCAGCGGCATGGGCATCAAGGCTGATGACTTGCTCGGCGCGTGGGCGTGTAGCGCCTGCCACGACGCGATAGACCGCCGATTCCGTACCGATCTTGACCGCGACTATGTGCGCCTTGCTCACCTTGAGGGCATGGTGCGAACCATCGCACAACTACGCAAAGAGGGATTGATATGAGCTTCATGGTAGATACGCCGTACACCACGGCCTACGTCCGCAATGAGTTTTTGTACGACCATCAGGAAGGCCAAGGAGGCTTCACGCTGGCTACCGTCCTAGGCTTCAGAGCCGAGCCGATGCGAGCGCCTATGTTCAGCGTGATGCTGGAATGTGGTGCAATGTGGGCAAGGATGCCCATACACGCGATCTGCTCCAAGCCCTGCGACCCGCTGCCGCTTAACGTCTGCGTGTGGTGGGACTCGTTTAGTCGGTTCTGCGAGGTGCGTGAGATGCAGTTCCTGCGTAACCACCGAGTAGAGGCATATTGCCGCGACAAGGTGCTGCGGTCAGGCGTGTACCTGTTTAGCGTGTTTTGGGCCAATGGCGGTTGGTCGGAAATACCTGACCAATCCAAGGATCACCACATCATCGCGTTAGATAGCGGCCAATGGGTTGCTATGCCCAACAATAAACTGCGTTGGGTAGACCCCTCATGGATCAATGGCGATTTACCGAAAGGCTGGAAGTCACCTAGTACCAACTACAGCGTGGAGGCACTACCGTGAGATGGATCATTGACCTATGGCGACGATTGCAGACTAACCGTGACCGCGAATGGCGGCACGTTCCCGCCCCTAACTGGCGCTGTGCGCGTGGAGGGCGCGATATATGGTGAAAGACGACGTTAGCCCGCCGGGTGCGTGGAAGGAGGAAATGGAACGCGCACCGTGGGCGTATGGGCAGCGCCAAGGGGATCGGGTAGCTAATGCGTTTGTGGCGATGCGCCGAGCAGGGTTAGCCGACGATGCAATGGTGCTAGAGATGGAAATAAAGACGCTACGCGCCGAGTTAGAATACCTACGCCGCTGAAGGGTCGTCTAATGGTAGGACAACGGACTTTGACTCCGTGAATGTTGGTTCAATCCCAGCCCCTTCAGCCACTACTGGCGGCCAGCGGAACGGTGCAGCGCGTAGGTAGTACTTGCCCATGCAGATGCACACACCGCCGAGGTATTGGTGTTCGTGCGAACAGAAATACCCTTGGCCGTTAGCAGGGCAGAAAAACACGCAGTCCTGACAACCGTTAGGGACTACCCAACTCGGCTGCGTAGCCATGTCAAATATTCCGCGCCTTCCTCGGGTTCCCACCACACCTTGATCAAGTCAGGGTGATCGTTGGGCAGGTCGGGGTTGATCGTGGTCAGCGCGCAGGGCGACAAACAGTTGTCACGAAAACCACGCTCTTTTGCATAGCGATCATAAATCTTATAACTAGCCACCTTCATCGTGTGCATCGTTATGCCAGATATTGCATCTTTTAGGACGCTGTAGGCGCTTTCGTGCTTATGGCCTGCTACATACAGGTGGTCGCGTGTACCCATCAGGGCGGCTTTCATGGGGCCGTGGGCGGGGTTCCAGATAGACGAGCCGCTGTGGTCGTGGCGGGCGTTGACCCGCACCTCTGCGCCGTTAGGGAACCGCAACGCAATACGAGCCTCGGATGACTTGTAGAGTGAATTCTGATGCTTCGCTATCCACCGCAGAGGGTCGCCCGAACCTGACCATAGGTCATGGTTACCCCCGATCATGTACAGCCACCGGCAGCGGTTGACGAACCATTCGGCCAGCCGCCATGCCTGTGCGGCAGATGTCGCTTGATCGCCGTAAAGCCTCGCTAGGCGACCTACCCAGTTGTTAGTGGTATCGCCTACGTTGCAAGCAAAAAGCCCCTCTGTGGCGTTTACGAGGGCGGTATGGCGCTCTATGGCCTCAATGTCGCAGCCGTCGTCGTCAACGTGCGGGTCGCCAAAATGTAGTAGGCCGATTGGGCCTGCAATCTTGATGCGTATGGGGATGAGCTTGGAGGCTTCTTCGTGTTCCCGCTTGTGCAAGAACTTGCGCTTACGCTGTTCTATCAGTTCCTCAATAGGAACGTCGTCGTCAGGCAGCGGGGTAAACTCAAACTCGTCACGCACAACGGCTGTATTGTGCTGGTAGGTGGAGCCGGGGACGTTTAAGCCCTTGCCGTGCATATCCTGTATGCGGTTCAGCAAGGTTCTAATGTTAATCCCAAGTTTTTGCGCTGCTGCCGCCCTAACGCCTTTTGATTCTTGTAAGGCTTGCAATATCTGTTCGTCAGTCGCCTTTCTTGTCGTCACGTTTAGCCTTCCTTTTGACCGTTATGCCAAGTTCTTTTCGGCGTTTAACGGTAACTTCTGGGGCTAACTCGGCTCTCCATTCCAAGTGACCATCAACTAGGCGGTATTCTTCTTTGTGCGTTAGCGCACAGTCGCAGCACTCGGTATAGGTATAGCCCTTCACCCTATACCAAGAGCCTTCGTTCATTTGCACAACGGGGATTTTCTTTGGCATATCAACCCCTCAAATACAATCTTTGCTCATCTCGCCTACGATTTACAAGTCCTTTCAATACCTTACCACCGGCTTTTGACCATTTCATGAACTCTGCGGCGGCTTCTTCAAAGTCACCACGGTTGTGTTTCATGCGTAATGACGAGCGTTGGAGATTGCCTAGCCCCACGTTAAAAGAAAAGGAAACGAGGGCGTCAAACTGGCCTTGATGATTAACAGCAGAAGGGCAAAGTCGGGCCACGCCGCGCTCAAACCTGCCAAGGTCTTGAGCAAGGATAGCGTCCACCTCTCCCATAGAGAGGCTGCGATCCCAGCCCTCGGGTATCGGTAAGGTGCGCCGTTCCTCATATTTCACCGCTGCGTGTGAAGGGTCTATAACGTGGCCGACCCCGACCGTCCATAGCAGGGCCGGACACCGATAAGGGCGCGTCCTTACGCCCTCATGATGTTTAATCATGCGGATCGCGGCAGGGCTGACCTTCACTTTTGCGAGAACGCTCTGCCACCAAAATGGAACGCAATAATGGACGCCAGAATTGCCATCTCATCGTCGCTAAATACGTTTTCCATCGCAATCGCAAACGGGATGCCGGTGGTGTAGGCGTACCAGACGCCTGCGATGTTAAGGGCGACTAGCTCTAACACAAAGATGTAGGTCACAACCGGGCGCACCGAGGCGCGAAGGTTAATCATCCATTGGCTTGCGCCTTTGCCGATCTCAACGTCGTGGCTATACAGCGCCTGACGCTCCTCGGCAGCGGTCTGCGTCTGCACCTGCTCTAGTTTGATTTCCTCAACTCGTGCCTGCGCGATAAAGCCGCGTTCAGCAAGGGCTAGTTCGCGCTCCTTCTGCGCGGCAACTAGGGCAAGCTCATGTTTCTTGTCCTGCCGGTCTTGGAAAATTTGCAGGATTTTGGGCAGCCCGCCCGCAAGAAACGACAGGAACGTGCTAACCATCGTCATCATTTGCTTGCCCTCACTACGTCGTCGCCCTTGGTGACGGTCACATGATCGCCCTCAACGTCAACCCGCATGGGTTGCTCTTTGCGATCCAGCCGATCCAGTTTGGCGATGAGTTCCTTGATGACCTCAAACTCGGGCTTTTCTTCTTTCTCCACCGTGCCTGCGATGCTGGCAAGCATGGAGATGAGGGCGGTCAGCGAGGCACCGAGCAACCCCATCACGGCGGCGATCTTGTCGCTATCTAGCGCAAGGCTAGACAACACA